GGGGAGTGAGCGTATCCATATCTATCATCGAAGCGGGACATCCGATGAAATCCATCCCGACGGTACACGAGTTATCCATGTCCATGCCGATTCCTATGAGATTGTGCTCTCGGATAAGAACATCTATGTCAACGGGGATGTGAATATTACGGCCAAGAAGAATATCAATCTGAAGTGTGGCGAGGATCTAAATATTGAAGTCGGTCGGAACTTTAATCTGAAAACACTCGTTGCCGTCAATATTCAGGGGCAAACAATTACAGAGTTTGCGACAGGTCCCTTCTTGATGCAAGGACTCCCTCTCAGTCTGAATGGAGGAGCAGCGCCTCCATTAGGAGTCGCAGGACCAATCATTGTCAATACGAATGCAACGGCTGTTGTCAGTCCGCCTGTAATCCCGAATCCCACTGATCCAGGAAACATGAATCTCGCACAACGTCCAGGAGCAAACTTGTCCGATAAGAAACCGAATGAACTGTCAACTCCCTCTCCCACAGTAGATGGAATTGCGAAACCGGTAGATCAAAATGTTGCACCTGTCCCGCTCATGACAACGAGTGAGGGAGCCGATGTGATGGTTCGTGCGCTCAATCGGGCAAAGATCACTGATCCTATTCAGCGAGCACAGATCTATGCCCAAGCGGCCCATGAATCAGGAAACTTTAAACAGTTGTATGAGAACTTCCGTTATACGGATCAGGGATTGATTCAGACATGGCCCTCTCGCTTCAATGCAAATAATGTGAATCAGTATGTGAGACAACCCGAGAAGATTGCGAACTTTGTTTATGCCAATCGCATGGGGAATGGAGATGAAAGGTCTGGAGATGGATGGAAGTATCGGGGACGTGGATTCATCATGCTTACCGGGAAAGAGAATTATATTGCGGCCAGTCTATCCCTCTCCCAAGATTTCATTAACTATCCCGATGCAGCAGCATCTCCGAATACTGCGGCAGACCTCGCTGTTTGGTTTTTCAAGAGTGGAAAGAAAACAGGATATCGCGGAAGCTATGCAGACGTGTTAGCAGCAACAAAGTTTGTGAATGGGGGAACAATTGGACTCGAAGATCGAAGTGCAAAGTTTGAACTTGCCAAAGCGAATACACAAGTCATCACCTATAACACGGCACTCGTATGATAAAACTATTTGTGCTCTTCATGTGGTTCATCATCATCACATTCCCCAATTTGGATGCTATTGAAGTGCGTTACTTTTGGAAAGAGGATTGCACGTTCTATCAACGAGTCTTTGCCCGACTACATTCTCTTAAAGTAACAGAGTGTACAGAGATTCATCGAAAAGATGAAGAGGAGATAGGATAATGCCTGGACTCTCAATTGCACGAATCATTGATGTGTGCTCTGGTCATACAGCAGCACCGCCACGTCCTCCAGTAGCAGGATCAATGGATGTGCTCGTCAATAACATGCCTGTAATACGTGCAGGAGATGTCTGGGCGCCCCACGGATCGCCTCCCCATACGGGAGTCGGACTCACTGGATCACTGACAGTCTTAGTGAATGGATTACCTGTCATGCGAACAGGTGATCCGATTAGTTGTGGAAGTGTTGTCGGAGTGGGATCACAAGATACATTTTGTGGATAGGAGACGATAATGCCCTTTGGAGTTGATACATCAGGCATCCCCAGTATTCCAGGACTCGATTCAGTTCAATCGACACCTACAGCAGGAATCTCTGATTCATCTAAATCATTGATGACTTCCTTAGTAGAAGATCGATCATCCTTGTTTGCAAATCCTATGGTCAACGTGATCGATACAACAGGATCATCCCTCGATCAAATTGTGGGACAGCTTGGAGATATTGCCAGTGGAGATGTGATCAATCCTTCTATTACACAGGGCGAAGCCACAACATTCCTAGCAGGCACAGATATTCTGGATGCACAAACAGCACTAGGGAATTTTCTCTCACATACAAATCGTTTGTCTGGAGTACTTAAAGGGGCAGGCATTGATGCTCCAGGACTTGAAGAAATCATGTCCATTGGAAAACAAATGAATGACTATGTGAACTTATTGAATGCAGGATCAGGATGCTTGAGTATGATCGGAGGAGCAACAGGACTCTTCTCTGGAGATGCATTCAACTCAGCAATTTCTAATTTGGTAGCAATCTCTGAAGCAATTACACGTGGAGTCGCAACGATTGCAGATATTGCAGAGACAATTGCAGGACTCAAGGATATGGTGCTTGGAATCATATCCAAGGATTCTCAGTTCCTCCAGAATTGTGTGAATCAACTCCAAGCAGCAGCACTTGCACTCGCACTCGAATATGTCTTTCAAGATCCCTGTGCCAAATTCCTATTGGAGACTGTACAGAATCAGAATCCAGGAGGAATTATGACAAAGCTTGTTGCTCCAATAACCCTATGAAATAAGGCATAAATAATGACAATACTATCATGGGATGAACTGACATCAGGATTGCAATCTTCATATCGTGCTAGGGCAGAGTTCTTGATTGAGCGGGGATATAAGCATGATATGACAGTTGAGCAATTAGCCGAAGAAATCTACAACAAAGATAAAGACAAACTGAAAGATCGCATGAGTAAGTTTGTTGCCGGAATGATTCAATGACACTCTTTTCAGACTTCAGACTCGAATTCGATATCCATCCAATACGGAAGGATCTCATTCTTGTGACCGATGAAGTCGCAGTCATTCAATCAATTCGTAACTTGATTATGACGAATCATTTTGAATCCCCATTTCAACCTGAGAAGGGATGCAATATTCGGCGACAACTCTTTGAGCCTGCAAGTACATTCATTGCGGCAGACATTGCACGATGGATTCGAGAAACAATTACAAATTATGAACCACGAGCAACAGTCTCGCGTGTGTCTGTGAGTCCTACACAGAATAATCAAGGATATGAAGTTGATATTGAAGTGTTCATTGATACATCAGCAACTCCTACAACAGTTAATTTCTTTCTAGAACGGATACGCTAATGACTCCAAAACTGAATATCACTTCAATCGAATTTGAAGCAATCAAGACATCACTCCGAGACTATCTCCGAGATCAAACACTCTTCCGCGATTATGACTTTGAGGGATCAGCACTCACAAAGTTGATTGAACTCCTTGCATACAATACATATTACACAGCATGGTATACGAATATGGTTGCCAATGAGATGACATTGGAAACCGCAGCAGTCCGTGATTCTCTCCTCTCACATGCCAAAGCATTGAACTATATTCCTACATCTCGTCGCGGTCCCATTGCATTGATTGATGTGACAGTCACTCCCTTCTTGGGCAATACACAATCCTCATTAACAATTGATAAGTTCCATCCCTTTGAATCAGAGTCAATTGATGGAGTCAATTATACATTTGTTGCACGTGAATCTTATTCAATCAATAAAGAGAATGGTGTGTTCCCCTTTACAGATGTAGAAATCATTCAGGGAGTGCCACAGACAGCAACATTCACATACGATAATATTAATAATCCACGTGCAGAGTTTGAACTTCCCGATAATACAATTGATACATCCACACTCTCAATTCTTGTCCAAACATCAGCAGTCAATACAACAACAGAAATCTTTACAGTAAGTCCAGATGTGACAGGACTCGATGTGAATTCCGCAGTCTGTTTTCTCTCCTCAACAACAGATAACAAATACAAATTAGTTTTTGGAGATGGACGCATATCCAAAGCATTATCCAATGGGAATATTGTGATTGCTTCCTATCTCACAACAGACGGAGAAGCAGCAAACAAAGCGAATTCATTTGCTACAGGATCGATCAATGGATTCTCAAATGTGAGCATCACATCGATTAGTGCAGCAGCGGGAGGAGCAGAGCGAGAGACGGATGATTCAATTAAGTTCAATGCTCCCCTCTATTATTCCTCACAGAATCGTGCGGTCACTCCTTCAGATTTTGCTGTCCTCTTACTTCGTAACTATCCCAACATGCGCTCTGTTGCAGTCTGGGGAGGAGAGGATAATGATCCGCCAGTCTATGACACAGTATTCATTTCCTATATTCTGAGAGATGGAATCCTGATCAATGAAATTGAGAAAGCACGTATCCTTCGAGAGATTATCAAGCCCTTGAATATTGTCACAGTTGGGGCAGTCTTTGTTGATCCTGACTATCTGTATCTCAAATTCATTTCCAATGTAAATGTGAATGCTCGTGGAACATCACTCAATTCAGCACAAGTGAAGGATCTCCTACGCACAGCAATTTTAGATTATGTAGAGAGTAATCTAAATCAATTCAATGCAACCTATGCCTCATCGAAAGTAGAAGGAGCAATTGATGCAGCACTCCCTGCAATCATTGGATCAGATACAGTTACGAAACTTGAAAAGAGAATTACTCCATCACTCGGAGAACCCCATGTCTATGAGATTTTCTTTCGCACTGCATTAAAACGTTCTACGGTCACATCAGGACTCGCCTCAACAGGATTCTATGTGTTTGATAGTTTGAATATTCGTCGTCTTGCATTCATTGAAGAAGTTTTTAATTCATTCACAGGTATTGATGAGATTCAAATCACAAATCCTGGATTTGGATATGTCGAAGCTCCTACTGTCACAATCGTTGGAGATGGAACAGGGGCTAATGCAGTCGCAACGATTGTCAATGGACGTGTGGACTCGATCACAATTGTAGATCGGGGAGCAAACTATACAACAGCAACAGTGTCTTTCTCAGGGGGAGGGGGACAGAGTGCCGAAGCATCTCCTATCATTGCATCCCGTTTTGGAACGCTTCGTCTCTATTACAATAAGAGCAATGCAGAGAAAGAAACAATTAATCCTGAGATTGGACTCATTAACTACGAGACAGGAGAAATTGAATTGAATAATCTCAATGTGGATGGAGTGGATGCTGAAGATGGACAGATCCGCTTCTCTATTGAACCTGAATCTGCAATTCTTAAATCAACTAACAATCAACTAATGACAATTGATGAAGAAGATACAGGAGCAATTGTCTTGAATGTGAACATGCTGTAATGCCTACTATTCCACGTGTCTCTAGTGTTGTTGCACAACAACTTCCAGAATTCATTCGAGCAGATCACGCAACGTTTGTTGCATTTGTCGAAGCATACTATGCATGGATGGAAGAGAGTGGCAATGCTATCAATCGATCAGGACTGTTACTCCAATCACTCAATGTTGATACGACATTGGATGAATTCATTGATTATTTCTGTCATCAGTTTCTCCCTGGAATTCCACAGCATCTCATCACGAATAAAGCTTTCTTAATTGCCCATGCGAAAGAGTTCTATCGCACAAAGGGAACAGAGAATAGTTTTAAACTCCTCTTTCGCTTACTCTTTGATGAAGAAATTACAATCAGCTATCCCAAGGATCTCATTCTTCGTGTATCCGATGGAAAATGGATTAAGAAGCAATCACTCCGTCTCGATCCCTTTCTCTGGTCCCTTGAAACTGCAACAGGATCTCCAGTATTCCGTCTCTTGAATCCATCAGGATCAATTGGAGATATCTCTGTTTATATTGATGGAGTTCTACAATCAAGTGGATATACACTCTCTCCAAATCTGCCTATTTTAGTTTTTGATACACCTCCTGCTGTTAATTCAGAAGTTAAGATCGTCTATTCCGCATTCAATATTCTCCCACTAATCAATACAAATGAAATTGTATTGTCCCTACGAGGAGAATCATCGGGAGCAACTGCAATCTCAGAGAATGGAGAACGTCTGTTTCTCCCTGGACAAGAAATCTTTAATCTCAATGTAAGTGGAGTACACGGAACATTTCAAACAGCAGAAACAATTACAGCAGAATATACGCCTATCCCTGGATTCACACTGAGAGTCTATGCCCAACTCGCATCCTTTCTTGATTCAATTCAAATCACAGATGAGGGAGCAAACTATAATGTTGGGGATTTGATTACTGTTAATACGGGAAATCCCACAACTCCAGCGAATGCAGTAATTGATCAGATCTATACCACACTGATCAATAATATTCGTGTGTTGAACGGAGGATGTGGATTCCAAGCAGGATTACTCGGACATATTACTTCAACTCCTAACACAGGACTAACTGTCGCTGTTGCATCCGTGGATACATCAGGGGTCGTTCATCCGAATTCCTATCCTATTGTAACAGACGTGCTCTCACTCTTTGCGAATGTGATCATGTCCAATTCGAATTATGGATTCCTTCCTGCTGGCAATGAAGATGCTAACACAGTCATCCTCAATGCACTCTCTACAATTACCTATGGGGGAGGGGGACAGGATGGATTAGGTCCTATTACAAACGTTGCTATTCTCACGAGTACAGAATCATTCACAACATCTCCAACAATTCAATTTGATGGAGCAGTCGCATTTGTCACAGGGAATACAGCAAATGGAAATACTGCAACAGCAAATGTTGAATTAAACTATTTCGGTATTCTTGGACGCATGAATGTAATCAGCGGAGGAACAGGCTATCAAGTTGGAGATGAATTAGTCTTTACTAATGTGCCTG